CAATTACAGCAAACGCTCGACTTGGCGGAATGGGCAGATCAACAGCTTCAGTCACTATTAAAAATTTTGATGGTGCTTTTACTCCAGGAGGTTCTGGAACATATGGTTCAACTAATTGGTTCGAGTTCTAGGCCTTGGATGATTGCCCATGATGTGCCGTTGCATTTTGTGCAAATGGTCTTGTCTCTATGACTTAAGTTTAGAACCAATTCTTTTTCTAGTTTCTTCTTATTAGGTACTTCTTTAAATGCGGGATTTTCCGTAGCGGATAATCCGCATGGGTCTGTTCGTTCAAGTGGGATATCCACATGGATGTCCACAGGTTTATCAACATGTATTGGGGTGTCGTAAACGATGGAGTCGTGGACGTATTTGCCGTCTTGTCCGCGGTGATACCAACGCTTGATATAGCCGGCGTCTTCGAGTTCTTTGAGTCCTGATTCGATGGCGTCGCGTCCACATCCACCAACTTTGGCGAGGTTCGTGGCACTGATTTTCCAGTTGTCTGGCATGGACAGCAGGTAGGTGAGGATGCCTCTTGCTTTGAAGCTCAAGCGGCCGTCACGGACGACATGGTTAGCGATCATGACGAAATGGGTGTCGGGTCTGGGGGAGCGTTTGATCATGCGATATCGCTCACTGTGACTCGACGGCCGTTCGGAAAATGGTTGTAACCAACGACCTTGCCGTCAATCAGAACCTTCACATAGCGGTCATGGTTTTGGTCATCGTTCAAGATGCTCATCACAATCACAGGGTTGGTGTGCAGTTCTTTCATCTGCTGATCGGTGATCCTGCGTATTTGACCAGAGCGGTGCATGACAATCACTTGATATTCAGTCATTGGACGTGCACCCATTCGCCGTCAATGTACGATTCAGCAAACGCGACCAACTTCTTATCGTAGAAAAATCCGTCAATAGTCAGATACTCAACATCGTCGTTAACGACACGCACAGCGAACACATGAAGCGTCACATGAGTATCATCCTTCAGCCGGCGCACAATCCTGAGTGGGCGTACTGGTTGCATGAAATGGTTCATCGGTTTCTCCCTGATAGTCGAGCAGTGATTTCTTCTAAATCTTTTGGACGCCACACATGGACCTCGGCACCGCCAGTGGTCAAGGTGTCAATCCAGTCCTGTTGTTCGTGACCGACACGGCCCTCTTCGGACTTGAGTTCGGCGAATAGGACGCCGCGACATTCGTGGGCCAGTACGAGGTCGGGGAACCCTGCGTCGCCTTGTAGGGGAGTGGCCCACACACCCGGGCGGATCTGCACTGTGCGTGTGTGCATGACCAGCCAGCCGAACAGACGCGCCAGCATGATTACCTGTGACTGGAATTCTGATTCCTTCATGAGTTCAACAACCGATCAATCAGCTTTGAAGCTTCACGCTTCGTCAACGGGACAGGGCCTTCCCAATTGCGTGCTCGAAGCATCCCCAACTGTTTCGCCGTAGGCGGCTCTTCAGTCGTTTGGGGACTAGCAGTCACTTCACGCGTTGTCGCGCCTTGTACGGCGTTCTGAGGGGCTTCCTGACCTCCCTGTCGGTAGACCTTGACGATCTCCTCCAACGATGCGCGGTTCTTCGCACCTTGATACATATAGTTCGCCAATAGTCGCCCACAAAGGCTGGTCTCACAGTTCTCCACCGCTGACGTCTTGTTGACCATTGACGAACCGCGCACTTCCTCAGCCCACGCCGTTGTCGTCGGTACCGGGTCACCAATGTCGGCGTACAGTTCGCCACGCATTAAGACGCGAGTCCCGTCGTCTACTTCCATGAACGTCATGATCCGCCCGCGTGGGCAGTCTTTCCAAAACTCGACTAGTCGTTCGGCCACTGTTGCGTATTCGGCAAGGTTGAAAGCCATCAGACGTTCCGCCCTTCATGCTCGCGTGCATTCTCATAATCAACGAGGCATTCATCCAGCTGTCGTTTGTGCAAATGGTCAGCCAACTCGTCAGCGATACGACGCCAACGATCACGGCCAGCCTTAAACACGATCACTTGCCGGCGAAGGTCATCAATCGTTTTGTCGTTTTCATGCACAAGTTGTTGTGCTTGTGTCGGGTCCATTGGTTTCATTCCTTGGGGTAGTAGTTGTTGGTAGCGGAGTCGGCGACGCTCGTTTTCGGTGACGCCAGCCCATATGCCTTGAAGTTGTTTGTCTTGGAAACTGAGCGAGTATTCGAGGCACTGGGGGCGTACCTGACAAGCTGCACAGATCGGTTTGATGAGGCGGAGGTTGACAGCTGATTCGTGCGCGTTCGCTGGGAAGAAAACGTCAATGGGTAATCCCAAACAGTTCGCATGGTCTTGCCAGCCGTCACGGACAATCAGTTGCAGGGGATGGACCAAGGTTGCCAACCGCACGCGCCCGTTTCTTCACGGGACTCCCACAGCAAATAAGCGAACCGCAAATTCAATGTCGGGTCCAGCATTGATTCCTCAAACGGCATTGAGAACAGTTCTTCCACCCAGCGTTCGTGTGAAGTGCGGTTGATCTGTGTAACCCCAAAATCTCCTGACTTGGAAATGGCGTTCGCTTGACATCTCGACTCACGAAACATCACGCGACCCAACTTCTCAAGCACTGTCGGATCGTTCGGCCAGCCGACCTCAATCGCTATCGGAAACCACTCCTGACAATGAGTCGCAGGATCAACCGCGACAACAGTCGTAGACGGCCTAGGCAATGTTGATGTACTCGTAGTCGTACTCGTCGTGGTCTCAACCAACTGCTCGGCACGCTCAGTGAGCTGTTGCGGACTCAACTCACCAAGCGTGACCGTCGCCCTCACCGCCGGCACAAACACGGGGGTGGTGTCATGCTGATCAGTGATGAGCAGAATGGCGGCTAAAGCATAAATAACTGCGGATGTGATTAAAAGGTTTCTCATTAGTAGCCCTCGCTAAGATCGGCCACCGAACGACGCGTCTCAAAGAATCCGTCAAGTGTCGGGTTCATCAACATGATGTCTCGAGCCGCGAAAGCCCGATAGTTGTTGTTCAGTTTGAAATCTGACGTTGGGTCATCAATCAATGCGTGTTGGTAACGCAGGGCCTCAAACAAGCCGGCGATGCCATACCGTTTGATTCCATTGTTTTTGAGGTTGTGGCACATCTCTACGAGTTTCGGCAAGACCCACGGGTTTGCTTCTTTGAAGTGTTCGTAGTCGAGTAGTGCTTGTGGTTGGGCGAGTACATCGAAGAATGACAGTTGGTCAGTCATTGTTGCCTCGCTTCAATGTTTCAAAGTTGACGACCGTTTTCTTGTTGCGTGGGTCAACTTTCAATTCAGTTGCTTCGGCCTGGTTGGCGGTGAGGTATGAGTGATGCTGGTTGGCTTTAAACTCTGCGATGTCACGGCCCGGGCGAACCTCGTATTTGATTGTTGACGGGTGGCGTCCAGAACGATGGCCGTTGTCAATGTTCAGAAACAAGTCAAGAGCTGCATGCCATGACAGGACTGACGACATACGTCCAATTCCTGTGCGTTCCATACGCCTCAATGTTGCGAGACCTAAACCTGCTAGTTGGGCGGTCTGTTCTTGTGTCCAGCCAAGTTCGGCACGCTTGACGATAAGCGGCCACGGGCTGACAGCAATTGTCGGTCCGGTGCCTTTACGCATTGACTTGGCATCTACTAAATCATCATTGTGTTTGTCGTAAAACCAATGATCGTCTTGATGGTGATTGGCCATCTCTTACTCCTGTCAATTCAGGAGGGGTAGAGCCACACTAAAAAAAAAAACGGCTGATTTCAAAAGCCTCTTTAAGTTCCTAAAACCTCAAGCTTGATCATTAGATATCAAGACCGCTCGCCCATAATCTCCGTTCTTGTCGTTATGACACTGGAGCTTTGCTATGGGTTTGTGGCTTACTTGAGCCTTTACCGTGTAACTTTCCCCCTCGTCGGGTTACGGATAAACTACTAACTCGGCGTAAGTTTGTCAAGGTTTTCCGACAAAGGGAACTTATGCGAAGATTTGGGTGAACGCAGATTCAACCTTGGCGGCGTCATCAGCCATCTCTGGACTTATCTCCACGTGGCACCAATCAGCTTGGGGAGTGCCCCCATTGGCCGTGGCAGTCCACAACTTGAAAGCGTCTCGATCGCATCGATAACCAGCACCCCATTTGTCGGTAGGGAACGGGACGCCCACACCGTCATATGAGTGGATTTCTTCTATGCCCAAAATGTCTCTATGGGTGAACAGGAATTCAACTAGGGCTTTGCGTTGAGCCTTGTTGCCTTTGAGGTCTACGGCTCGCCATGTGGCGTGTACTGAAAGGTTGGTGGAACCCCTCATCGGACGGTTGGCATAGATACCTATGTTCTTCACTCCGAACAGGAATTCGCAGAACTCCACGAATCGTTTCGTGCCGGGGCGCGGTGTGGGGTGGTTGCCTTCTTTGTTCCCTGTGTACTTACGGCTGGTCATGGTGTTCCTTGTCTCGGTCCTTCAAACCATTAGCACTAAGCAATCCTGTCATGCTCCCCGTGAGAAACAACATCATCGGCTTGAGGAGATCCCATGCTGAAATATCATTCGGGCTTACTTCAAGTGGTTGGGTAACGAATAGCAGTCCGTACAAAAGAGCTGCGGTTGAAACAACAAAAGTGACGGCCAGCGCGCATCCGACAACCAAAATGAGTCGGGCTTTAATTTCAGAGTTGGTCATGCGTTTCATTTGTGACACCGTGACTCGACTGGTGCGGTTTTACAAGTTTCACGAGTGCGGTCACTGCAGCTGGTGACAACGAACATGAGGGCTATGGCTAGTCCTGCGATCACGGCAAGCGTTTTCATGGTGTATCAGGGAAGTCGGCTTCGGGGCCTTCGGTCCATGTGGCCGGAAAGTCTCGTAGGGCTTGACGGTAGGTTGCCCATGCTTGGCGGTCGCAAGTTGCGTCTGGTAACTGTGTCCAGTCGGAAGCAGTTAGCAAACCGTTCCGTATTAGCCGCATTGTTTTAGTGCAGTCGTTTAATGGGCCTTCAAGGTTAATGATCATGCTGGTCCTATGTCCTCCACTACAAGGTACGCCACTTGAGTGCTTGAACGGCCTGCAGTAGGCGTTCCAGTTATCGTATTTGCAACCAAACAACCAACAAGAGTGACGCTACCTGCTGAAAATGTGCCGACAAAAAAGTTGTTATTTCCTATAGTGTAGGAAGTCGCAGCATTTGTTTGTGAATACTGAAGTTGGTATGCAGTACCTGCAGCATTAGTAAGTCGAATCCTTGAAGCAACATATCCTAAAAGCGTTGAAGGTGTAGTAATTGTTGGCTCGTAGTAGGTGACTTTGTAATACCTGTTTGCTACGGCTGTAAAAGTAACGGTCATTCCAGTAGCGATTGTTTCAGTAGTAGTTACAACGTAGCTAGTTGTACTGGTTGCCAAAGCCATGACTCCGCGAGGGAAACGGTTTTGCTGTGCAGCTGTCAGGACTGCGCCCGACGAAAAATCTGTGTTTGGGTTAATAGCCATAATGTTTTCTCCTTTACCCGAGACGATTTGTGTCAAGTATTCCCATAGTTGATGAATCTAAAATAAACGCCAAATTATCTACCGCAGACAATAATTGCATTGAAATACTGGTGTCGGAAGGTGTTGCATTAATTGTCATCTCAACACCAATCGTCTGGTAGTTCACTACAGAACTTTGACCAGCGCCTTTATAAGCCACCGACATCTGATTCCAAAACGCATACTGGGGCCATAACAAACGCATGAATTGCAACATTGCGACACCATCATCAACAGCAGAACTTTTTAATCCCGAATAAGTAAAAGTGATATTAGTCGGAATAAATCTTGGGGTTGAATACCGTGTTACCCAAGCATTCGCAGGGGATTGGTTGTACGCCGCGTTATCATTACCGGGTGTAGAAAAAGTAATACTTCGAGCACCATAAGCCATTTGTGAATCTGTGTCACTACTGCCGTAGGTGCCAACTTTTGAGCCGTTTATTAACGTGCTGACATTAAAACCGTTTTTAATTTGCACATATGGAAGTTGACCTGAGGTCGGGGCTGTACCTGTACCAACTGCATCATAAGTAGTGTTGTTTTGTGTTTTGTTGCCGGGTCCCTGAATGGTGTATGCCCAAGTCCAAAGGTTTGTTGCTCTTGTGTATCCAGTAGAAAAAAGAGTACAAACACCCGAGGCAAGCATAATGTTATTTATGCCATCAGCTAAATAAAAAGCGGTTCCAATACCACCGTAGTTATCTGTCAATTGCGAATTAATCAAACTTGTTGAGTCATGTTGTACCGTGTAATCACATAAAGCAAAGGGCACTGCACCCATTGTTTGACGATTTGGTAAACCGCTAAAACCGTTGAAACCCTTGATGATTGCCGTAAAAGCCGCGGGGATAGTAACTACTTGTGATGAGTAAGTGCCAGTTGTTGAACGTCCTGCAACAGATAGCCAATCAAGCCCTGAGATTGTCACGTAAGATTCTTTTCCACTGACATCTTGAATATCAAAATCGGTGATGATGCCTACAAACGAGGTTCCAGTGTTAGCACCCGAAGTTGAAGTGATTATTAGTGCTTTTGTAAACCAATTAGTTGAACCATATGTTCCAGAACCTCCTGGAGTAAAAGCACCATCAAAATTTTTAATAGTGACTGAAGCTGTTGATCTGCCCATTCCGCCAAGTCGAGCGTTTGCTGTAATTGAATGACTCAACACAGATGATGTGATATCCGTTAATCCTGTGCAGTCACCAAATTCTATTTTCCATGTCAGAGCAAAAGCCATTAGAACCTCACGGATGAGGTTGTAGCGACTTGTAGTGAGCCGTTGTCACGAACCCATTGTTGTAAGGCTCTGACAATGCTGTTGGGGTCACCACCGTTGACATTGACCGTAATCGTGTTGCCACCCATAGCACCGTTTGGTGTGATGTTTCCAGACGTGCCCGGGGTAAACAGTTCCGGACCTTTCTCGCCGACAAGATACGACTTACCGCCCATAACAGGACCGCCCGACGCTCTATGACCTGTGATCGGATTGCTGACTCGACGTGTAATAGACGGATCGTTACCACCCGAACCAATAGGAGCCGAAACAAACTTGACCAGTGAGGCCGCATACTCAAGTTGATTGATGTCACCACTGTTGATTGCAATAGTGATCTCAGTGGATAACGCTGGAGGGAAGTTGTCAGCAAACTTTTGGAAGTCTTGTGCGACGGTCAGCTGCATTTCGTGGAAGGCGTCCATCTCGGCTTTGCCACCACCAAAAGCCGCAATCGCTTTTTCTTTCAAAGTGTCAATGTCTGCGTCTAGTTTGTCGAATGAGACTTGGCGTTCAAACTGTCCGATGAGGTTGCCCCAAGCCGCTTTAGCGTTATCAGTCGCAGTTTTGGCGTTGATCATTTTTGTTGCGAGTTGCTCAAGTTGCGGGTTCGTTTGATCACGAATCAACTCTGCGAATTGCTTGTTGTCCTCTCGAGCGTCACGCATTGCACCAGCGAACACTTCAACCTTTGGCGTATCGTCCTTGAACCAGCCAACCATGTCCGAAATTGAGTCACCAACAAACGGAACCAAACTAGTAACGGCTTGGACACCCGACAGCGCACGATCCGTCATAGAGGCGCCGTCCTCAAAAATTCCCGTCAGACCACTCCAAGCGTCAGTCAAGTTATTGATTGGATTCATTGCGTCAATGAATTGTCCGGTGTACTTGCCGATGGCGTCTGGAATACCAAAACCACCAACATCAAAACTCAACAATTTTGCTAAAGGTTCAAGTTTTTTGACAACCTGATCCAACAACGGGATGAGCACTTGACCAAAAGAAATCGTGATGTCCTCAAGATGGTCCTTGAGAGTGTTCATGGTGTCACGAAAATCTCGTGCACGTTTCAATTCTTCTGGGTTAATAACTTTGGCGTCAGAAACTTCTGTCAACGCTTTTGTGAGACCTGTTGAACCCATCTCAATGAATTGGGCCATATCTTTCCAACCGCGACCCAAAAGTTTGACACCTTGTCGAGCGCGTTCTGCAGGGTCTTTGATGTCCTGCAAATGTTGGATCGTATTAATGAAAGTGGCGTTTACATCAAGCGCACCCGTGTTCGTGTATTCAAGACCTACGCCGAGGTTCTCAAACATTTTCGGGTTCTTGCCGATCTCGGTGTTCATTTTGCCGATAGCGGTCTGCAACGAATCCGCACCGATACCGATGTCACCTGCTACTTCACGCCATCTGGAAGCGTCCTCAACTTGGAGACCTGTCGCGGCCGCGAACTTGCCTGCTTCTAATGCAACATCTTGAAACGCTTGGATTCCTTTAGCTGCAAACGCCGCAAACGCAGCTCCACCGGCAACAGCAAAAGTGGCGGCATTGGCTTTGACCGAATTCATAATTGATTCGGAACCAGCTTTAAATTTTCCTAGTCCACCTTGAGCGTTTCCGACAGCTGCTTTAAATTCACTGAAAGCTGCTTTGGCGGCTTTGATTCCTTTTTCATGGAATTCTGTGACTATAGGAATGTTAATAGCCATCAGGTTTTCCCTTGATTAAAAGATTGGTTTGCAATGTAAGCATTGATCTTGTTTCGCTTAATCAGTTCTTCATTTGCTTGACGAACGATCTTGTCTAGGAGACTTCTGATTCCGCTTTCAATTTGTGTGTCTGCTTGTTCGTATGCGCGCCACATAACTCGAGAAGGGCGGCCGTACCGTTCATTAAGAACTGCCAACATTCGTGCGCCTTGCGGTGTCGCGTAGTCTCCTGTGGTGTCAAATAGGACGCCACTGGGGTCTGCCCATCTGATGCCAAACACCAAAGGTCGGTTTCGTCGGTTCCTAATAAATTTGCCGATCTTGGGGCTGTACCCGGTCCAAGGCAATACGTTCGCGCCTTCGCCGTTTTTGCGTGTACCGCGTGGGGCCCAGCTGCGTTCCCAACCTGACATGGGGACTTCTTTAGGTACCAAAGCCTTTGCGTCTGCGACCATAGGTGCGACGATCTCTGCGTACTCTCTTGTTATTGCACGACGATACGACTTGTTTAAAGACTGAATAGTTGATAGAGCTTCTTTGACACCGTTCGCTTGAATTGTTGTACTTACTGTCACGGTGTCACCTCTCTTTCAGAATCTGAGCGACTGTCGAGAGGTCGTCCGTGTCGAATTGTACATCAGGTGGCCACCAGCCTGTCAGGACTAACAGTTGCGCTAGTGAGTGACGGAAACTTCCGTTGTCGTAACTTTTCCCTCTGCACTGTTCACGATCTCAATGTCCACCAGCTTGTTGACAAACGAATCAAACTCCACCGGGATTGATTGGCCGTGTTCGGTTTGCACTTTGGCTGAGTGCCATGCCATGAACGCCATGTCTTCCATGCCGAAGTTGTCGGCGAGGTCGGATGTTTTCATTTTGAATCGGCGTTCCCATGCGACGAGTGTTGCGAGGGAGGTGGTGATTGTCGCGGGGCCTTGACCGATGTCAAAGCGGATCGTGAGTTTCATGTCGGGCTCATTTCTGTTGAGGTGTTAGATCAGACTTCTGCCCAAGCGAAAGTTCCGCCCATGAACTGCACAGTGAGTTTTGTGAGCTCACCGAGTGCGTAAGCGACGGGTAATTCTGCGAGGTATGAACCAGAGAGCGTTCCGATTGGGTTGGTCGCCGATGTTGCGGCCGACGAACCTTGGATGGTCACGGTCGCAACGACAGTGCCGACAAGTGACTTCAGAGTGGCGTAGGTTTCCGAAGCGGCAGTTGACCAAAATAAGTCAAGGCTCAATGTGTTGTCCTGCAAACCACCGACATATGCGATAGCGGTTGAACCGAAAGCGTTTGCTTGCAAGTTCTGGATTTTCTGCGACAAGGTTGCGCTGGTGCACTGATCGGAAATATCGACTGCGCCAATTTTGACGACTGGTGAGCTGAGCGTGACTGACGTTGCCATTTTTTACTCCTGAGTTTCGGCGGCGTCGGGAGCCTTGCTTGTTTCTTTTTTATCAGTTTTACGAGGTGCTGTGTCCTGAGGTTGAATGAAACCGCCAGCGATCAACCATGCGATGTCGTCCGATGGTGAAGCTGCAAACACTGTTCCGATTTCGCCGACTCGACTTGAAGTGATGACATAGATGCTCATGCGTTGGGTCCGTTCTGTGCTTGTAGAGGGATCGTTAATTCGAATCCTGCGAACTCTTGTCCTCCGACGGTGACCACTTTTGGTTGGGCGGACATGACAGCGACGTTGAGTGCGACAAGGTTGGCGGTGAAGTTGAGGAGCTGGCGTAGAGCGTCAAGGTTCCCGGGGCCGTTGCTGATGAGTGTGACGGGCCAGTTGAGTTTGACGATGTAGTTGTTCCAAGTGTCAATCTGTGGCGCGTCAACGAAAACACAGGGTGGGTTGATATTGCGTGGATCATTAACGATGCGGAGACCTGACGCCTCGAGAAGGGTGACCAGATCATCTAGTGCCTCGTTCAGAAAGTCCGTGTAAGCCATCTCACGCGACCTGTGGGCGGTTCAAACCTGCAAGTTGCTTGATGATAGGGGACAGTCCTACAACGGGCGCTGAGCCCATTTCAGAGAATGATGCGAATTGGTCTATGGAACCGCGCTGTCGGTAAAGAGCTCCGCCGTACATGATCGTTGCCAGAGCGACGGATGCGTTCGGTGCGGTCCCGAGTTGATCGGTTGTATATCCGGACTCGACACGGCGGCGATATATGAACTCGTTCGCTGAAGCTGCACAAGTTTCAAGAAACGCGATCTGTGATTCGTCGGCTAACGGGATACCCAACCAGTCTTCAACATCGGTGGCCGTGATCCATGTGCACTCTGGTGTCGCATAAGTGAGCGAACCATACGGTTGCACTGCGGCCATCGTGAACTGGTCGCCTTCGTTGTAATAAAGAATTTGATTGGCGACAGGTTGAAACTTGTCGTATGTGAGAACGCCTTGAGTGTTCACCCCAGTGAACTTGAACTGTGGGGTGGCCGTGATCAAAACATCTTCTGCATCAAAATCGTTACCGACGTCAGCGATCGTGACGGTCTGTCCGGGTTGGACATCAATGTTGGTTAGCAGTACGACAACCGCGTAGTTGGCGTACCGATAACAGTTGGTGATGAAAGCCGATTCCATAGTGGCGGTGACCGCCTTTCGAATCAGTCGTTGACGACGATGGACTGTACGAACACGCTTTCGGTGTCTTCGCCGACGGTCTGCATGAAATGGGCGAACGTTCCGGAGTAGGAGTAGTCCCTACCAATCTTCTGAGGGTTGTCAACACTCATGATCCCACGCAAAGATTCGTAGAATTCTACGGCTGGCGCGTGACAGACGAGCATGGTGTTGGCGCTCAAGTTGCCTGAGACAACAATGTCCAACCCCATTGGGTTCATACCGCTCCACTTGCTGGCGTCGCCAGCACCGAGAGTGTTCTGTCCTACCAAGCCGGGTGCGCCGATGGCCGGGAACACTGGTGAGCCCACGTCGTTGGTAGCGGAGCCGAGGTACTTCCAAGTGAGCGGGTCCACAACGAGAGTGGTGCCGAACAAGTTGGTGTCAATGCTGATGTTGTAAGCGGCGGTGTACAAGGCGGCCAACAAGCTGGCGGTGTCGTTTGCTCCGACAGTCCAAGTTGCACCCGATGCGGTTGCGGCATCTTCGAGTGCGCCACAAGCGATCGTTTCGGTCTGCTTCATGTATTGACCAGCGAGGTCCTGAAGGATCAGGCCCTGTGCTTGCGGTGACGTGAAGTCCATGACTTGTGCGGAGATGAACACGCCACCACCGACAGTGATGCGATCAACTTGGTTTGCCTTCAAGATCATTGCTTGTGATGCAACATCGGTTCCGTCAGGTGACTGAACGCCCGAGGTGGTGTGCTGTTGAATCGTTGGGCGGATGAAGCTGAAGCCGTTGCCCGACGGAAGGGCGCGAGCGCCGAAAGCCGAAACGACCGGGCGCAAGTAGTTGTACGAAAGGAAGAGGTTGCCCATGACTGGCGTCGGCAAAGTACCGGGCACATCTGAGAGAACGTCTTGTGCGTTAGCGGCGGTGAACGCGCTGGTGGTGCTGTTCGCCTTGATCGCTTCGTTCACTCGAGCGAAGGTGTCTCCGCCGATGTTGTAAGCGGCCATGTATTCGCCCGGTGTGGGCATGGCGAAAGCCTTCTTGGGGGTGGCCCAAACGGGGTTGGTGGGCACTGCTTCTGGTGCAGCTGCTTCAATGACGACTTCAGACATTTCATTCTCCTCGACGGATTCAGTGGGTTCAGTTTCTTCGTCGGGAAGCGTGTCCGTTTGACAGGTCACGGATGTGATAGTAGCCCCCGAAAATGCTGGCGTGGGGGTAAGTGACAGTTCGGTCCATTCAGCTGATGTGATGATCAAGGTGCCGTCTTCGGCCTTGTATGAATCAATCACATTGACACCGACTGACACGTTGTCTAGGACGCCTTCTTTGGCGAGTTGTAGGGCTTCGTTACCTGCGACAGTCTCAGCGATTCTCGCACTAAACAACATGCCATTTGGGGTTTCGGTCCTGCTCGTTAAAATTCCAACAGGCATTGTTGAGTCGTGGTACATCATCAGTTTCGGTGCTTTACCTGTAACGGGAAGTGAGCCGACAGCGAACTGGACTTTGGTGCCACCAGCTGGGCCACCGACGACGGCCGTGGTGTTGTATGGGGCCGCGATGCCAGAGATTGTTCTGCCGGGCAGTTCGCCTTCGGCAGCTTCAATGTCAAGCGCGAAGCCTGCGGATAGTTCTAGTTTCATGCGAGTGACTCCTGAGTGTTTTGCATTGGTTCCATGTCGGGGAAATTGTCGTCGTCGGGGAGTGAGCCGATGATGTAATCATCAATGTCGAAGGAGATAAAGGTCCCTCTTGGGGTGATGTTGTTGAAGCTCAATGTTTCCGCGATGCAATTCATGTATTGACGCGCCGCGAATTCGTAGAGCTCTTCTCGAGCGGAACGACTGTTGGAATAGGCGTAGCTTCCGATGGAAATTCCAGCAAGGTAGCTAGGGACATTCGTGAGCCTGCAGAGGTCTTCCGCCTGGTAACGGGCGGAGTCAATCAACAACATTTTGTCGGGTGTCGCTGTTGTTTCTTCGTACTTCAAAAACTCGTTCAGTGCGGCCGTCTGATTATTCATACGGGCTGAGTTGAATGATGCGGCAAGGTCAGCAAGCTCTTGGGCCGATAGCGGTTCGCCACCAGTCTGGTAGAGCGTTCCCGACGGGATTGACGACTGGGCGTTACGAAGACGCGACTGCTCGAGGCGTAAGGCCGTATCGATCGCGGTCGGTGACTGAAACATGATTCCTTGAATCGGCGAGATGAACTGCACCAAATTCTCTTCAGCGTCTTCCATCAATCCGCCTTGAAAATACACTTGTTTTGACGGTGCATAAAACACTGGACCGGGCTGGTCCAAACAGGTAACCATGGCCGCTGGGAGACGTGTGAAACGCGAAGGGAAACCGTCAGCAGTGCGTTCTTGGATATACCAAAACGCACGACCGAAGAAAAACAGATCGTCCAAAGTCCACGACATCAGCGTCGAGTACGGGACCGTTGGATCAGGTTGACGCAACCACGAACGCGGAGCAATATAAGCCTTTGTCATCTCGCCGGCATCAGCATCCCAAATCTCGTTGTACATCTGCAACGGTGTCGAGCCGATAACGGATGCGATCAGGTCGCGTGAACGACTGATGACGGGAACACTGATTGCGGCCGCACGATTCGGGCCTTCAAAATACGAGTAATACTGCTGGACCATTCCAGCACCGAGTGGTGATCCCGAATAGTTCCCTGAGCCTGCGGCCGCGGCCTTGTACTCAGGCTCGCTCACAGCTGCTTTCGTGACATTGTTTTTGCTAAATAATCCCATGAGTGATCCTCGAGTTAAGAGGTCGCCCGGGTCCCGACAACTCGGGCGACCTCAACGAGAAATTACCATCATGGGTTTCACCCGTGTCGTGGGCTTGGATGCCTGAGCAACAGCCCACACTGAACAACGCGCCAACTCAATCGGTCCGGGACTCTTCTGTGAGCTCAACGAAACGCCTTGACCGCTACGAATTAAAACTGCTCGGTTGATGTGCTCCGCAAGAGACAACTCGCCACGATGTTTGACCTTGCCTTCCAAAATCATCTTCTGCACCAAACCCGAATACTTCAAAAGTTCCCCATAACCGACAGTGTTCGTGCGACGTTGCAAAACCGTCGGCGTATGCAACTCAAGCATCGGAGTAATCGCCAACTGCACACTCTGGTCCGTCATCACACGACCGATCTCCGCCCACATCTCATCCTCAGTGTTCACCACAAACTCGACACACACCTGGCACTTACCGTCAACCACCGACGCCCGAACACCCACATAACGCTGTTCATCAAGACTTGAATCCACCGCCAACACACCGCTCGCCGGCATGGGATCGCCCACACAATGTTTGTCCCACTCTCCAGCGTCTAACCAAGCACCTCGAGCGGACACCCAAAGATTCAAGTGAGCACGAAGAAAAGAATCCTTCTTAGACACGGCCTTCAATGCATCAAGCGTGATCGTGGTCCCCAAAGCAGGGTTCGCCTGTACCCAATTACGCTCATCACGAGGATCGCCACCAATACTCCACTCAGCGAAATACAACTTGGAAGTCTCACCACGATCAATCTCAGAAATCGCTGTCTCACGATGCTGAATCATGCAAGTGCTCGATTCATCGCCGGCGGTGCTCCACGATGACAGGAGAGGGCTCTTGCGTGCGATCTGAGACGGTCTAAGAGCTTCGTCTAGTACTTGGGGCGAAATGTTCCAAAGTTCGTCTACGACGATCAGATCGTGAGAGCCACCGTGAAGGCTGGCGGTTGCAGCTCTGACTTCCCAACGTGACTTGTTCGGAAGAACGATGGACTTACGGCCAAGCGCGTTCATCGCTTTGCCACCGAACTTCTCAACAAGGATCGGAGCAAGAAAAGTGAAAATGGATTCTGCTAAGTCAAGACGGTTTGCAGTTGAAAGCACCGACTGTGGGGCTCCACGCATATCAGCGAAGTCGGTCAGCCACCATCCAATCAAGGGCACAATTCCGCCTTGGGTCTTCCCATTTTGTCGAGCCACGGATACCAGCGACTCACGGAACTGAAGTTCGCCGGCGTCGTTGTGTGCGAGTTGCCCAGTGAGAGCATGGGTTTGCCATGACATGAGTTCAATGCCCATGTGAGCGTGAGCCCATTGTGCGACAAGTGGGCCGTAGGACTTTTCTGAGATTCC